ATTTAACAACGATTCGTAAAGCAATGCATCTACGCTGTCGGGGACTTGCAGGTAAGTGAACATGGTCCCTTGCGGGGAGAGGGCGATCCGGTCACATGCCTGGGTCCAGTTGACCCATGAATTGGTAAGCGAATACCAGACGATGTGTGAAGAGGTAGAGAGGTCGATACCCAGTGAGGCAGCGTCGGGCTGGATAAGCATCAGACCCAGGCGGTCATGTTTGCGGAACTGGCGCACCGCCTCGTCGCTGTCTGACCGCTCCATGCCGCCCCGGATGGACCACATGGGGATATCCAGGTCACGTACCATCTCGGTGATGTCGTCAAGATCCATTTTGTACTTGGCCGCGACGATGACCTTCTCATCTTCGTCTCGATCTATGTACTCCTCCACCAACAACTCCCGAAGCACGTCCAATTTGTCTGTGCCTATTCGGTGATTCTCGGTGACCATTTTCTGTTCAATCTCACCCGTTCGTTTATTTCTCTTCTTCGGTCCGGGCACGCGGATGCCGACGAAACCTCCCGTGATCTGCTGGAGGCGAAGAGTGCAAACGATGGGTATCTGGGCCTCTGCGATCAGGCCTTCCTTGATCTCGGCCATCATGGTGTCTGCCATCTGTTGATATGCCTTGGCCGTTCGGCGAGACAACTTCACCGGGATGATGCGGTCAGGCATCCGATCGGGTAGGTCAAAACAATCCTCTCGTCTGACAACCATTCCGTCTTTGTGTATGCCTCGATGCAAATCCTTCATGCCACTCTTCTTCGCCCGAACCCACATCGAGAATCCCTCGCGCGATTTCCACACCCCGATGTGGTTACGGAACTCTTCAGCGGTCGGACCCCATCGCCGGAACCGGTCAGGGTTCACCCACTGCCACTGCATGAAGATGTCATGCGCCCGGTTCTCCTTGGTTACCGGCGTGCCGGTCAACAGGAATCGGTACCGGAAGTCGTCCCGCATGGACACGATCGCCGTGGACGCCTTGCCGGATGGAGCCTTGATCTTGTGGCCCTCATCGATCACACCAACGGCAGGTGTGTCACCGATCCACTTCCGGATCATGTCTCGTGTCTTGAACCGGCCCGATGTCTTGGACCGGCGTCCACTCGGTAAGCGTTTTCCAGGTGTACTGAACGCCTCGAAGTTGACGATCACCACCTGCAAGTCATACGGCGATACCGTCCGGGGTAGTGGTCGTCTGCGCGCCTTGGCATCCCAGATGATGCACTGCACGGTGTACGGGCAGTGGGCATGGAACTCGTTCACCCATACCCCCATCACCCGGTTGGGCGCGATGATGAGAACACGCCGCACGCCGAACTTGGCATGCAGCGCGCCGATGCTATCGATTGTCGTTTTGGTCTTTCCCGTTCTTGGGTCGAACAGGAAAGCCGCGCCGTGCCCATTCCTGAATTGTTGGAAAGCGTGTCTGATCCCGTCCACCTGGTGCGCGTACGGCTTCGTCTTGAATCGGTAGGTCCGGGCACGCACGGGTGTTCCCCTCCATGGTCGTGTGTATCTCGGTGAACAGCGCCAGGATCGCTATCTGGTTGGCTGTCATCACGTGACCCTTCGCGATGACGTTTTGCAAATCCTCCATGCAAATCTCAACAGCCACCTTGATGGCGACCCACTCCGTGCGATCCAAAGCCACCATGTAGGCGACCCCGGTTGCCGCATCCGGATGTCTGACTCTCATGCCCTGACCTCATCCTGTGTATCGGGGCATCGCCGCTCGGCGGATGCCGCAGTAGTAACAACGCCGAGGCGCATCCTCGGTCAACACCGGCATCGTACGCAGCGCGTGATGCTCGGGCGATCGTTCCCGGAATTCGCTGGGCCTGCGGCACCGTGAGCACCAGTCGTACGTGCTGCGCCAGCGCGCCTCCACCGGGGGTGGAAAGAACACCCGGCGCGACACCAAGGCAACGTCGCGGTACCGATCGGTGTTGCGGTAAACCTGGATCACTTTGTCCCACGCGAGGGTGTACGACTGGAACGTCTTCCTCCCCCATTTTCCCTCGTGGTCGGTTGCCCACACCATCCATGGCTCACCCCATTCCAGGGTGCGCGGGATGGTCGGCCGCGTTTTGTAGTACGAACGCATGACCGCATCGGCCAGCAGTTCATGGATGGTCGGTGGCACGGTGAATTCTCCTCGGGGGCATCACGGTTGATGTGCCGGGACGATACACCAAAGCCCGGAGCCGGGGTATATAGTGGCCCGATGCCAACCAACAACGTGGCACCGATCACCAGCACACCCACGACGACTTGCCTCAAAGTGGACAGTGTTGAGTGGAAGGTGTTTGTGGTTCTCATGAGAGAACAGGGCCGGTCCGCCAGCGACGCGGTAAGACAAATGGTCCGTGACACGGTGAACGAGCACAACAGGGGGCGTCAGCATGCCGGTCAACCACGAGGGTGAATCCTTCCTTGATGTGATCTACGGACGCAATAGGGGATTTGTGGCGGTAGCGGCCAAGAACGGTCCGGGGGGCGCGTGGTCCGAGCAAGTGTTCTCATGGCCGGACGACCAGTCTATCGTCATGGATTGGGCATCGGCCAACTCTGACGGTGACGTGTTCATATGCCCAGCACTCCGGCGCAGTCGAGGACGTATCAAAGGCGACGGTGCACACCTCGAATGGTTGTGGGCCGACGTCGACTACCAAGACGTGCCCGATGATAAGCGGGACCTTGTCCACCAGCGCATCGAAAAACTGGCAACCATGCTGGTCAAGTCAGGCACCGGTGACAACGTCCATGTGTACGTCAAGCTCAAGCAACCCGCCACGCTGGATGTGTGGCCACGACTGAACGCCGGGCTGCGTGCGTACCTCTACGCCGACGCCAAGCACACCGACAACGCCTTGCTCCGCCTGCCGGGGACCATCAACCACAAGCCCGGGGGTAAGCGCGTCCATATCCTCATCCCCCATAACGGCAAAACCGCCAAGGCCACCAAATTGCTGGAGCACCCGGTATGGCGTGACGTCGTCATCACCGATGAGCGCGGCGTGAACGATGGCGCGTTCGACACGGTTGACGTCTCTGGCCTCATGCGTGGTGAGACCAAACGTCTGGTCACCATGGACGCCGACGAAGCACGCGCCCGATATGGCACCCGGCACGGCGCGGTATACCAAGTAGCCGCACGATTGAGCAAGCGCGGTTTCACCGCCGATCAAATCCACTCCCTCATGGCCGCATTCCCGGCAGGTGTGGACAAGGAAGAATCCGAGCGAGGGTATTCGCTGCACGTCGACATAGCCCGGTGCTTGTCTGCCAACCCCACGGTTGAATCTCTCGAGATCGTGGACGACGTCATGGACTCCCTCGAAGAGGTTCCTGATGATGAGCCCGACGATTCACTGCTCATTGCCGCACGTAAGCGCATGCGTTCCATGGATGTGGAAACCCTAGCCCGACAGATGTTCAGCCAACGGGCGTTCACACCACCCCCCGACGAAGTGTCATACCGGTGGTCCGTGCATGCCAACACCCCCCGCCCGCCCGTTCAGTTCGCTGTTGACGGCATCGCAGCGGTCGGGCAGAACGTCACCATCACCGGCCAATACAAAGCCGGTAAAACGATGTTCGGGATCAACCTCATCAGGTCCCTGGTTGATGGCGAGCCGTTCCTGGGAGAATTCAAAGTACCCCGCATGACCGGCGACGCGGCAGTTGGTTTCTGGTCCTTGGAAATGGCCAGCAGCGACCTCGACGAGTACATTGACCCCATCGGCCTGGAGTCAGGTCACCGCCTGGTGGTGTTGAGTGGCCGGGGATACGGCATCAACTTGCTGACCGACGTGGGCAAGGCGTGGACCATTAACTGGCTGCGGGACCAGGGCGTATCTACCTGGGTCGTGGACTCACACGCCCGTATATGCCGCATGGCGGGTGTGGACGAAAACGACAACGGGCAAGTTCTTGATTTGTTGCACCGGTTCGATGAGATCAAGGAACAAGCCGGTATCGGCGAGTTGTATTACCTCGCGCACACTGGCCGGGGCGAGATGATGGAGGGCAGGGAGAGGGCGCGTGGGGCCACGGTGCTGGACGACTGGGCAGACGTTAGGTGGGTACTCACGCGTGATGGAACCATGCGGTTCTTGGCCGTGGAGGGTCGAAGGGTCAAGGATTTGACCGCGACCAGCCTGATTTTTGACAAGGAAACTGGCCGCATGACGTTGGGTACGACCGACAAATTCGGCGCGAAAAACGACGGTTTGATTGACCTGATTTCGGCTCTTGTATTGGCCTCTCCGGGTGATTTGAACAAAACGAATTTGAAAAAACGGGTCGCGGAAGTGGCCCCAGAAGGCATGAAAAACGCCGTGATGATTACCGACGCAATCGCGGAAGCCATCGAATGCGGGTTCATAAAACAACGTAAAATCAATGCTCAAGAGGTGCGTTTTTGGCCCGTGTTGGGTGGTGTGGTACTCGGTCGGGAGACCGATAAGGACCGCGCGATGATGGCGAAAATGCGTAAAAGACGTGAACGGAAAAACCGGCACGATGATGCGTAGGAGGCGGGTAACCGGAACCGTGCTTATTACCTAAGCACGGCGAAGGAAGCACGGTTCATATGGCTATCCAGGCCAACCGTGCTTGAAATGGGGTAACCCCCCCCCATGGGGGGTCCCCAATTAAGCGCGGTGGCATGGAGCCATGATTGCGGGTTGAAAGAGATAAAAAACGTGGTCGGTTGGTTCGGGTGCGGATGTCGAGGAGTGGTTATGCGGGACGGCTCGTTCTGGATGCTGGGAGGGGGATCTGGGGGTGAATGGCGACGGGTGGGGGTTGGGTGTGGATTGAGGAGCGCGGGAAAGGGGTCTGTAAGACACGCTGCGGGGTTGGGAGGCGGTTTTGTGGGGCCGTACCGGGGTGGCGGGGTGTTAAGGTCGCAGCGGGCAAATGCGGGGTTAGGTTAAGAGAACGGGAAGTCTGACTCTATTTGGTCTTACGTAGGTAGGAAATGGCCTTATCTCTCACAAGGGAAAACGTGATGAAAATTGGTGGACTGCCCTATTCGAAACGAGCGGGAGACCTGGCTGAAAACGCCGGACGGACGGAGAAGATATAATGATGGACATGGATGAGTCTTCTGACGAACGCGACGAGGAAACACCACGTCGTGTTCTGTCCGACTGGGCGCACTTGCCTGGCGGGTATCACGAGGAACGACCACCCGATCCCTGCGGCTGTATCTGGTGCGTCGGGAACAGAACACGGCAAAGTGCTGCGACGTTCGTCGCGGCAAATCAAGATTGGCGAGAATACGCCAAGGGATGGAGCGGACTGTGAGTACTGCGTTTGTGCCGGGATGGCGCACAGCGGGTGAGGACACGCGCGACCCGTCGATCGGGTCGGGACGGCTGGAGGGCGAATTCGACGAAACCGCGCTGCGGATCGTTCTCGAGTTCGCGGAGGACACGGACGGGGGTGTGGACCGCTGGATCTTCCAGCTGCCGGGCGACATCGGCCTCAATCTCTGGGAGTGGAACCCCAATGGCGAGGTTCGGGCTTTCGACGCGGCTGACAACAACAAGCTGTATCGCGGCCTGGCGATGCTCGACCGCATGGGGGGCGCACTCATTTGCATAACCAATGAGGACACCAAGGAGTGGTCCGCCGAATACCCGTTCACCTTCACGGCGGGATGCTCGGCGTATATCCTCTTCGTTCCCCGGGGGCAGGCCATCCCGAACATCATCGGGGAGTAGCCATGCCGTATAGAAACGCCATGTTCTGGGTGGCCGTGTTCATCGGTTGTGTGTTGCTGGTGTGTGCCGGAGTCGGCCTCCTGCGGATGCCGGGCTGATGAACGAGGACATGGGGGGCGATCTCGGGCCGCAGCCGTGTCAACCGATAGGCTGCGATAACGGGTTTCATCTCGTGGGGTGTATCTTCGCCGATCCACCTCCCATCACCAGTTGGTGGACGATCTCGGGTCAGGCCCTCATGGATGCGCTCCGGCGCGTGCAGGCGGGGGATTCTCCCGACATCGTGTATCTCGAGTTGAGCGCGAACAGCGAGACGGAGGATTACCGCGATGGCGGAGGCCATGGATCGGGCTGAACGAGACCTGATCGTGTGCGGCCATGGTCTAACTCGTGAAGATGTCACGATCGTGGGACATTGGCACAGATGGTTGTGGGGAGCGCGTGATGTTTGGGACGATGAAGGTAACGATGTCGTCCGGATCAACCAAGGAGAGTAATGAGCGTCAAGTCACGCACCATACTGCCCACCATCGTGGTGGTCGGCCTTCTCATCGGGGGGTTCCAACTCCTCGGCCCCAAGAAGGCGGGTACGGGCAAGGACGATCGGATGGTGGGTGTGTACGGAGTATGGGAACCATCACCGTACCGCGATGGCGTCGCGGTGGTGGTGTCGATTGCCGGTAAGGCCAAGGTGGACACCACGGCTACCACTGCGCCGTTCACCCGCACGTTCGCGGCGAAGGTGGGGGATGAGGTCATCATTACCTTGACCTTCAAGTCCGGGTTGGGCACCAAGAACTTCCAAGGCGTGCTGGGTTGCTCTATCACGTCGAATGGTCTGGAAGAGACCCACGATTACAACCAGCGCGCGACCCTCGGTAACCCGCTGCGTTGTGCCGTGGTCTTGACGTAACAACGTCGCACGCCTGCCCCCGCCGGTTGTACCGTTGGCTGGCGGGGGTTCGTCGTTAGGGAGGAAGAAATGAACGGCTGGCGGAATGTGATCATTGCTTTTGTTGGTGGGGTGGTCTTGTTGTTCGGAGTCATGTGCGCGGGTGAGGTCTTGGAGTTGATTCGGTGATGGCCATGCTCACATTCATACCGATCGACTGCTGGATCTGTGGTGCGCATTACCAGGTACCGGCCACGATCAGCCAGAGACCAAGCACTGATGAGATGGTGATGGCTCGACCTGTCTCGGCGCATTTCTGGGTCAACGTGGACCAGACCATGATCCGAGCGCATATCGCCGCGCATTGGCCGATGTTGGTTGTCGGGTTTTTTCTGTGGCGTGCGTATGTCGACGTGTTCGGCATCGACCCGCTGGAGTACTACCGATGAAGCCCCACGTGCAATGTTGGCGCATCTGGCCCCACCCGTGGCACCTGCATATGGGGCCGAAGGGCGATCAGCCCATGTCGCTGTGCAAGGGCGTGCCAGATCTCCGGAAGCGAGATGTGTTCCTATGCCGGTAACCTGGCACTCGACCCCGTATACCATCGGCCCGTCTATCGAGATCCGAGATGGAGCCATGTACTGCCCGGCTGACTCTGACCGGCAGGTCGAGGTCACCGAGGAAATGATGGAATCCTGGGGATATGAGAGAAGAGATGAAATGACTGTCAAGCAATTCCTAGTCACGGTGAAACTGCCGAAGCGTCCAGGGCATCGATCGACTGACCCCCGGCCTAGGGTGATTGGCCCGTGCCCACTGAATCCCGACAAGGTGTGCATGGACTCGACCGGCGAACAACACACCGTGCTCTGGTCCGGCGTGAATCTCGAATACGCCATGAAGTATTGGGCGGAGATCGAGGGGTACCACGTGACGCGAATTGAGGAAGCGTGAATTGGTTGAGACGGAATCCGGGTAAGGCCATCCTGGCGGTTTACGTGGTCGGGTGGCTGGTCATTCTTGGAATCACGGTGGCTCATGGATGACACACCGATGGTTGGGCAAGGACAGCATTACAATTGGGCAGACAGGGGATCACGATATGAACCAGTCGAACGACCGCAACGACCCCGAGCGGGATCACCTCGCCCGTACCGGGTTAACATGGGCCGACGTCCGGGATCAGTTAAGGAAAACGCTTTCCGAGCCTCCTCGTGAGCACCGGGTTGTGAAGCGATGCCGTCATCCCCACTGCGACCGTGACCGGTGCGCGATGGACCAGCTCGCCCAGGCCGTTCAGCTGCCCCGTACGCCGCAGCCGGTGTCATTCCTGAGGTGGTGTGGGGAGCCAGGTGTACACTCCGCCCACGGCCGTTGTGACGGGGTTAAATGAGGACTGCGAAAAACCCCCCGGCCAGTGGTGCACCGGGGGGTTTGTCGTTGGCGTTACGGGGTCCGGGTGGACCGGCAGGCCGCGCGTGCAGCCGGGGAGGCAACGTGGGCGCATCCGGCGTGCGAACCGCGACGCGATGCGGTGGGGGCGGCTTTGGTGCGGGTGGTGGTGGTTGCCACCGGCAGCGGCACGGCCACCTGCGGGGTGGGGATCGCGACCGGTGCGACAACCGCAACCGGGGCGATGGCGGCTTCCCGAGTGGCGATCAACCGCTCCGCGAAGGCGCGAATCCGGTTGGCGAGCAGTTCGCCGAGGAGGTAAGCAACCACCGGCCACGCGTGGCCAGCAGCCTGGATTCCGGTTTCCGCTTCCCACACGTTCGCGACGATCGAGACGACCACAGCGACGGTGAGGATTGCACCGGCGATCTTGCGCGACACGGTGTCGAGACGCGGGATTTGCAGGGCCATCGCGGCACCGAGTGCGAGCAGGTCGATCGTGCCCGGGATGACATACGAGAACAGCTTGAAGTGGTTGTTCAGGAGTAGGGTTACCTGCGTGCCGTACGAGGCCACGGTGCCGATAGCGGCGATCACGTAGGCGATCTTCTTGACGTGTCCGGCGGTCTTGAGGATCGAGTCGGTGGGGATTTCGGTGAGTGCGGGGGTGGTGTTCATTTTGGTTCTCCTTCGTGGTGGTTGTTTGCCCTGTACTCCTAATGTACCCGAGGCGAAGAGAAATACAACAGCGAATGCCTCATACGAATGGCCATTTCTAGGAAAGAAAAGGGGGAGGCATTTATGAGTGCTGATGATTCCGAGAAGCCGAACGCAATACCTAAAGACTTAGAAAAGGCGATTGCGAATTTGGCGAGAGTTACGGTTCAACGGGGATTGGACCCCGGACGCGTGTTGGCCATGCTAATGCGAATCGTCGAATGGCGCAACACTGTCTGGACAACGCTTTCCCATGAGCAGAAGGACCAGGTGCGCGCATTGCTCCGGCGCATGCGTCACCATGGGCAAGCACCACCAAAGGGCAGACGCACCGACCGCAAGGACTGAAATGAGATACCGAGATCAACCCTGGGAACTCGCGAATTGCCGGGGAACGGACACACCATCCTGGTTCCCCGAGAAAGGACGAGTGACAGGCGAGCATCTGGGCATTCTCCAACGCATATGCAATGCATGCGAGATTAGGGACAGGTGTTTGGCATGGGCTCTCGAACGCGAGGAACGCGGATTCTGGGGCGGTCAGTATTTCCCAGCGAGGTTGGAGAAAGATGTCGATGACGTTGAAGGGGTACACACCCCAGACGATGGCGATAAGGTGCCGGACGTGTGGGAAGGGCCCGAGACAGAGATGCGTGCCGAGGACTGGTAACCCGGTGGGCGCGCGTCCGTACCCGGCGCATGCAGCGCGCGTGAATGACGCGAAAGAAATTCAGGACGTGGCCTCTTTCATGTGCGTGTCATTCGATGAGGCGCGTGACATTTGGGAGCAGGTCATCGCCGTGTATGGTCCCGTTCGGTCCGAAAGGAAGTGAATCATGACGCCAAACGCGCGTCTCTTGTTGCTGGTCGTTGCCATCGTCACTCTCGGGTGCACAGCGATGGTCCTGTTTGGGGGTCACCGGTGAGTACTCGCGCGCTCGGGTGGCTAGTGGTCATCATTGCCCTCATCGGGGCGACACTGTCCATTCTCTCACTTTTGGTTGATTGAGTGGCCAAGCTGGGACTCATGTGGTTCGATCGATGTATGCGAAGGGAGGATCAATGAAATTGCGCACATTCGTGTTCTGGTGTATCGCCGTGCTGATTGGGGTTACCCTGATCCGGATGGTGGTGGACCAGGGATGGAACCCCCTGGAGGGTCGCGTGCCAACCGTCGACATCAACCGGTGATGGTCTACCTCATCGGCGCGGTCATCTTCGGGGTGACGGTGGTCGGAGTGCTCTACGTCATCTTCGGGGGTTGGAAATGATCCCCGGATGGGCCTGGCTTGTGGCCGGTATTCTGGCCATCCTTGTATACGCAATCGTCTACCGCAAGATGGGGGGTAAGTGATGCCCTGGTGGTTCTGGGTCATCATGTCGGCAGCCGTGGCCATTGGTGTCATCACCGGATGGCGGAAGAAGCCATGAGCCAAGAGATGAATGGAATCGAATTCCTGCTCATCTGCGGGGTGCCCGTTGCGGTGGTCATCGGCGGATACATCGCGCTGAAGATGTGGGCGCGGCGCAAGTGAACGAGGGGTGGGTAGTCCTGGGCCTATTTGCCATATGCGGCGGTCTCCTATGGCTGAACGCCAAGTGGAAGAAATGGATCGACAGGAGGTAGTCGTGGAAGACAGAGTCAGCCTCGAACGGTTCATCACTCGAGCCGGTGAGGAATTGGGTACATGGGTCCGGGCGGACTTCGGCCTGGAGGTCATGTGCCAGGGCAGCGATATCGTGGGCACCTTCCACGTACGCGGCCAGGGTCACGTGCTGGCCTCGGTCGTCCTCCCATGCCGCGACTGGATGTCGGTCCCCGGGAGCGAAGGAATGGAGGTGTGGACCGATGCCGGGCCTACGGGCGATCAGTTCGGCACTGTTCACCTTCGCGGTTCGGGGGATGCGGATTGGTGGCTGATGCGGGCATGAGTACCATCGTGGAGTACCACACCTGCACCATGAAAGCGGTGATACCTTCTTCGCCTGATCAAGAATTCCTCTCTCCCTGGGGTATATACCGGTGCACCCATTACAACCTGGACGGTACGCACTGCCAAGCAATGGTCACTGGGCACAACATGCCCTATTTCGCAGCCGGGTCTCATGTGACATCGTCGGAAGCGATAACGGCGTGGCTCAACAAAGACAAGGCCAGCGGTGGACCCGAAGGATGAGAACGGCGTTCTGCTGGTCGTGATCGTGATCCTCGCCGGGTTGGCATACGCCATCTACCGGATATTGAGGGGGCCACGCGAATGACTGAAGAACCCTGTGATGAGACGTTCGATATCGACAGCGTCGACATCATAGCCTGGGGTAGCGATATCCCGATCGCAACACACGAGGGCGTGACACTCCGTTGCTCTCTCGGGGCAGGGCACATTCCTACTGACCTCCACAGCGATGGGGTCACAGATTGGAGATCAGAATGAAGTACGTCATCGGTATCGGCGCACTCATCATCGCGGTGCTCATCATCATCGCGATTATCCCCCAGAAGGACTGCGCGGGGAATAACACCTGGAAGACCTCCGAGACCTGCCAGACCGGCAAGTAACGTGCACAAGCATGGCAAGTTCTTCATCGGAGCCTTTGGACTGGCGATGCTGGTCCTCCTCGTGATAGGTCTCTTCGGGGGCAAGTCATGAAACGGGCCCTGGTCGTGCTCGGGTGGGCGGGGGTGGCGGTTGTGGCTTGGCTGCTGTCGTCGCTGTACATGAATCCGAACATCCGATGAGTGCGGGCAAAGTAGTGGCGGTCATCCTTGCGGTGGCCGTCGCTACCCTCATTATCGGCCGGTATATCGCCATGGTGGCGGGAGGTACGTGATGAACTGGAAACGGGTCATCCTTTTGATGGTCCTAACCTGGGGCGGGTTCCTTGCCCTGGTCTGGGCCTCCAACAGTGGAGTGTTCCCATGAACAAGTGGAAGGCCATGTTCTGGATTGGCCTGATTCTCGGAGTGGCCCTGTACGCGTGGACCTTATGGGGTGCCACCAGTGGCCGGTAAAGACGAATTGGCGATCGCGGCCAGCGGCAAGAACGGCATGCAACCTGACGAGATCTTGACAGCAATTGGCAGAGCCGCCAGTGCGGGGTTTACCATTTTGCACAAGACCCGAGTTGGGTTCGCCGGACAGATTCAACTGATGATCTTCCGGAGACAGATGGGAGATCATGATGTTGACGTGGCGAAGGGGAATGGCGACGCTTGACCGCCGCATCCTGTCGGACCGTGACCATCGGTACCTGTCCAACCACCCGGTTGGACAGGTGGCCCTGTTTCTGGTCCGATGGGGTGCGCACCTGATGACGGTCAGCCTGTGGCTGGAGCGGAGCGCGCTGGTTGAGGATTCGTGGAGGGCAGATGAAACGCACACTGGCAATCGTGTTGTGGCTCGGGCTTCTGTTGTTAGCCACCGGTATGGGCTGTGACCGGGCTGACCATGGATGCCCGAAGGACGCGGGAGGCAACCCGGATTGCCCGACGCGTCAGTATAACCCGCCAGATGGATTGGTGAACGACTCCACCTGGTGACCGGAACCCCCCTCGTTTGGGTCCTCCCCCCGACGCGCCGAGGGGGGTTCCTTAGCATGGTCTCTCGGGATACCGTGGGATGACATCGACGAGGAGAAGGATAATATGGAACTGAAACCTGTTCAGTGCACGTGTACCGAGGGTCCGCCTAACGTTTTCCATTCGGACACCTGCCCTATGCGGATGGCCGACTACGACAAGGACCGGTTGATGATCAGTCCCGACGCGCTGACCGTGGCCAAGGAAGCCGCAGGATTCTCATGGAACGCGACCCAACAGACAGTCGATCTCGATCGACTGGTCAATTGGCTGCGGGCCAATACCAAGATTGACGCGCGGGAGGACAACGCGATTGATGCGGCCATCAACTTGCTGGAGACCGCCCGGTTGATGGCGCAACACCTGACGCCTGCGGTTATGCACATTCTCAAATCGGCTCTCGACGCGCTGCGGTCCGCAGGTGTGGACGTCGGGGAATTCGGCAAGGATGGGTCATGAAGGATAAGATCTTTGCCTGGTTGTACGCGTTCATCTTCATCATGGTGGTGATCGTTGCCCTATACGCCTATGACCACTGGGGCGATACCATCACCATCAAATAGTTGACGGGCTTTCGGGCCTGATGACACCGTCAACCCATGACGATGTACGCAAAGGTGGAAACGATGCCGGATGGAGGGCAACAGATCACGTGTTGGGACGTGACGGATGCCCTCCTTCCTGCGCTGGTTGACGCCGTGCTGGGTACGCCGGACAGCACGAATCTACTCAGTTTAGAACAGGTGGTGAATTCTCGTGACGCAATTGGAACGTTCGCTTCTCTACCGGGTGGACTGGACGCATAACCGGGTTCAAGACCTCGCCTACACGATTCAATTCTGGTTCTGGTGCACCGAGTACGCGGCCATCGTCGTGACGGTGGTGTGGACCCGATGGGGCTGGTATGGCCTCATCCATTCCGAGTACCGAACAGTCGGCAAGCGCCGGGGTACCACACGGGCATCATGGGGTACCTATCGAGGGTATGTCTCTCGGCCACGGTTCTATTCGGTCGAGGCAACGTTGCGCATGTCAAAATTTGGCGGAACGACGTCAAGTATTGTCAAACCGCGCCCTGAGAGCCACGATAACGGCTTCGTGCACATGTTGGTGGACCGCGACCCCGGGTATTGGGACAACCGGCCAGCGTGTCTCCCAGCCATACCGGAAGGGGGCTGGTCACGGGTCACCCCACCCGATGACCCGTACTGGTTCGGTGAGGAAGCGTTCGATGGTCCGTGGCCGGTGGTGGTAGGTACCGCGCAGGTACCACCATGGTCACGCGAGCCGGACGCTGACACCGTCCTGTTCTATCTCGGGGACCTAACAGGAAGCACGATCGAAGGAAGCATTTATGAGAGTGAGAATCATCGCTCAGACTCAGTTTCACGGTGAGGTCGCGTCTGCGCTGACTGATGGCGTCTGGTATCCGGATATGGCGGGTACCGATGCGGCCAACCTGTCGGAGTTCGCGGGTAGGGCGTGTTACCAGTCGTGGAGTCGCCCGAACGAGGCAACATCAACCAATGAGGGGTATATCGACCACATCATTGAGGTGGGGCATAATACTGTCCTCGAGCACGGTACGGTGTCGATCTACATAGACGAGGTGTCTCGGTCGTTCACCCATGAGATGATCCGCCATCGGCACAACTCTTACAGTCAGCTGTCCCAGCGGTTCGTCGTGCAGGGGAAACCCGAGAAGGGCAAATCCCCGTTTATTACTCCGGCGTTGTTCCGGGATAGCGAACTGGCCGGTACGATTTTGCTGGCTGCCTGGGAGGAGGCCATGCATTCCTACGATGCATTGCTGGGTCTGGCCGAGACGATCCTCTCCACCATGACGCCTACCGACCAGAGCGGTACTGCACATCGGAGGAAAGAAGCCCGTGAAGCGGCGCGGTGCGTGCTGCCCAACATGACGCCTACGGCGATCATCGTCTCGGGTAACCACTCGGCTTGGCGTGACTTCCTCACCAAGCGTGCGTCACTTCACGCCGACGCCGAGATTCGGGAAGTGGCCATGCAGATCTTTTACGAACTCGAAATGTCCGAGACCAACCTGTACCAGGACTTTCGAGTCATGATGGATGATCGAGGACGTTCATACCTGGTGCGCGATGCCGAGGACTGATGAACAGCGCAAGGCCGATGCCCGAGTACAAGCCGCGATTGAGCATTGGTTGGAGGTCAACGAACTGCTCGGGGATGGTGTGGCCGAAGAACGGCGCGTTCTCACTGATTACGTCGTATACGCGGCAACCCGGGGGTTCACCTTGGACGAGAGCGACGACGTCACCGGGTACCCGTTCATCATGCGCCCGGGTATGCCGACCTATTGCGCGGTTGGTCTGGCGGAGTGCGGCGTAGCCAACATGCTTGAAGCGTTCAACGATTCGGAGGATTGATGACACAGCAGGGCAAGCCACAACCCATCAAGTCGGGTGGGGGGTTCAGCAAACGTAACGCCGGACAGATGACAGTCCAGATGGACGACGTCCAGCGGATGCAACAGGGGTATGAGGACCGGATCGCTCGGCAGAAGGCGTCGTTGGATCGGTTGTCTGACCTGTTGTCGGCCCGAACTGACCAATTGACTCGTCAGATGGAAGGTGAGAACGATCGGGCACAAGAGTGGGGACTTCCGGCAATTGAAGAGGTTCGTTTAGTTGATCGTAAACGAACCGGTCCCGACGAGGATCAGACATGGGTTGACTTCGTCGTTGGCCTGATCCCCAAAGACTGGGACATGTTCAACGAGGACGACAGCAAAGAGACCATCATCGCCGCGTACATCCGGCATCTGCAGAGCGAAGTGCACGAACAACACGCCAAGCAAATCAGTCAAGGACAAGCGCTTAAGGGATCGGAAGAGGCGCGGTTGACTGGGGAGAAGAAATTGGCACAAGTCCAGGCCGAACGGGACGAAGCCACCCGCAATCTGGCGCAGGCCATTGCCGACGCGCGTCACAACGCCAAGGTGGCTAACACCGCGTTCCAGCAAGTCCAGATCGACGATGACATCCCGCCGTGGGATAAGCCCGGGTTTACACCTCCGGGGTCATCCGTCGTGGCGACCGTGATCGAGCGCAATACCCCGGTGGCCGACAACACCGAGCCATCGCGTGGAGATTCGGAGACCGTGGAGTTCAACGCGTTCTCGGGACCTCACCCATACCCGGGGGAGGAACGTCCCGGTTCATTTTGATCATTTGGCCGTAGATTACGTTCGGCCGTAAAGTATGGACGTCGGGCCTTGAATGCTTATGCATCTGGGACACGTGGACCAGGGCCCGTAAACCGGTGGGGTGGTTTTAGAAGTCGGCCACCCCATCGGCCGTATATACCGGAGGTGAGAACGTTGCCACAGCGTAAGGGCGCAGACGTCGATGAGGATGGCTTGGCCAAGATAAGCGAAGACACCCGGCGTTTATCGAGAAGGCCCGCATCCATCCGGCAACGCCTACGGCGTAACGGGGGACGAGCGGCCGAAGACATCGCCCTACTGTTTGAGGTCCAGAATGGTCATGCCAAGCCAGTGTCGGAGTGGACCCTTGAAGAACTGCAGCGGGGACGACCCCGACACCCCACCTCGGGATGGCTTGGCCAGCGTCCCAAGTGGATCACACCCATCATCCAGGCGGAGGTCCGTAAAAGACTCCGCGATGAGACCATCGGTCAGTTGGTGGGTCATACAGGCCAGGCGATTAAAGTCTTGGCTGAATTCCTCAAGAATGATGAGGAGCCGCATCTCAAGTTCAAGGCCGCAACCCTCATCCTTGAGTATGCAGCCGGTGCGCCAGACAAGCAATTGCACATCACGGGCAATGTGCAACTCCAATCCATGCTGGCGGGTGCCCTCGTGCTCGACGATGGTAGCCCAGCCCACCCCGTGATTGATGGCACTGCCGCATGGGCCGACGAGCCAGAGGATGACGACGATGAAGACGACGGATGATGAGAAGGTCATAGACATTGAGAGTATCCCACCGGGGTTCTGCGCCGAGTGTGGGCTAAGTCACAGAGAACTGATCAGCACCGGCGTAATCCCCAATCACGAGTTCCAGATGCACGGGCAGAATGTGACCAAACCAACCGAGGAAATTTATCTATCGACTATGCGACAGGATCCTAACGCCAAGTGCACGACGTGTTCTAACACGTGGCTGTGGCACCAGAACAACGGCGATGAGATTCGACATGCATTCAACGATGGGACCATGGCCGCGTCTGAGACATTTGGCAAGAAGTTGCCCACGGGGGAACGAACGAAGCCTGGTCAGCCCCCGGTGGTTGAGGAGGCGCGGTGGCCGTTCGATCCGGTACTTCGCCAAGCCCTGATTGACAAGGGCGTGATCACGCCAGAAGACCTGACGCGCGCCGAAGCCACCATTCGCGCGGTGACGGACAACTTCAACGGGGGCAAGTCATGACCGAGCGGTATTGCGTAGACTCCGGGCGCGCAGTTCGCATGATCCCCGGCGATCGCTGCCTACACCACGGCAATCGGGACACGCCGTGCTTCACCGCTGTCCGCGAGGCAAGGTGCACCCACTCGCACCTATCGCCCAACCACCCCCATCCACACTGCTCCGAATGCGGACTAGATCTGGAGGTCAGTTCATGACAGAGCCGGTATGGGACATCACCAGCCAAGAACGAGTGTCCACGGAGGACCCAGACCTGGGCACCGAGTATGGAGGTGTGGGCGGGATCGTCCAGCCACCTCCGCATACGCCGACCGCCAGCGAGCGGTTGACTATGATCTACGCCATTGACCCTGACGACGACGGATCACAGCCGACCTCGGTAGTGGCACCGGAGCAGGTTGGCGACTTCTCGTCGCGCGGGTACCGGTAAGGCCATGACCCAACCGGCGTTGTCCAAGCGAGGGTACTATCGCCAGATTGGGTACCAGCCCCACCCCGGTCAGGAATTGCTCCACTTCACGCGGGCACGGTTCAAGGTCATCTCTAATGGTCGCCGTTGGGGCAAGACGTTGTTCGGTGCCCGCGAGGCCGAGCCCAATACGTTCACGACGTCGGCAATCACAGGAGCGCCGCAGTTGGGTTGGGTGGTCGGTCCGCAGTACAGCGATGCCGACAAGGAGTTTGGTCTGATCTACGATTCGCTGCGCAAGGCAGGTGTGGACAAGGACTCGGTTAAATTCTTGCGGAACGTGGATTCGGGCAGTCTCCACATCAAGACCAATTGGGGCTTCGAACTGATCGGCAAGTCCGCAGCCAAGCCGGAGTCGTTGGTCGGTGATGGTCTGGATTTTGTCCTGATGGTGGAGGCAGGTCGGCACAAACGGAAGACCTGGGGGCAGTACATTCGGCCAACTCTTTCCGATAAACGCGGGTGGGCTGCGTTTACCGGTGTGCCAGAGGGCAAATCAGAGAACTCACTGCTGTACTCGCTGTACCAACGTGGTCTCACACCAACAGCGCAGATGCGTGGATGGCAATCCTGGAAAATGCCCAGTTGGACTAACACGATTGTCTTTCCGGGTGGACGCCAAGACCCAGAAATCCTGGACGCCGAGGACGATCTGACCAAAGATGAGTTCGATCGTCAGTACGGGGCGGAGTTCAGCGAGAAGACCGGCGTGGTCATGCAGGAATGGGAGGACGAGACGCACCTGGGTGATTTCCCATACCAACCGTCTTGGCCTCTTTACATGGCGATCGACTACGGGTTCACTAATCCTTTTGTTGTGCTGTTCATACAGGTGGGGCCATTCGGTGAGATCAGGGTCATATGGGAGCGCCGGTGGACCAAACTCGATACAGAGGAAGTCGCAACTGATATCATGGCGACAGTACCCGGCCTGGTCCGGGCATGCCAGACGATTTACCCCGATCCTGCGGAGCCGGACGACACACGCACGATGGAACGCAAGTTGCATATTCCAGCGGCATCGTCAACTGGTGGGGCGTTGAGTAACCGGCTGTCGCTGATCCGTCGTGCTCTTAAAGTGCGTAATGCTCACCTGCCGGAAGGCGATCCCGAGAGAATACCAACTCTCATGATCGACCGGAGTTGTCATCAACTGGCCTGGGAGATGCGCGAGGGGTACAAATGGCCGGAGCACAAGTCGGAGATCAAATCCGATTCAGAAAACCCACTGGACAAAGACAACCATGGTGTCGAGGCGTTAGGCCGGTTCTTCCGGGGCATGTATCACGCGCCAATGGCCGACCATGGGTCATCCGTGAGCCAAGCGAATGTAGGTTGACATGGCCGTAGAGTTCACCCCCTATTCCACCGGGGAGTCATTGTTCGGCACCAAGCCGTCATGGGTGGCCGACCCGCTGGACCAGAAACGACTAATGTCGTACGCGTTGTACGAGATGATCTACTGGAACGTCCCCGAGGTGTTCCGGTTGACCCAACGCGGGACCGACGATAAACCAATCTACGTGCCCGCTGGCCGGACAATCATCGACACGTCCAACCGGTATACCGCGCCGGGCTATTCGGTCGCTGTGAGCAATCTGACGGGCGGTCCGGACAGTGCCGACGTGCAGGCCGCGCGTATGACGTTGTCGGATCTCATGGCCCGTGAGCGGTTCAAGAGCAAGTTCCGGGGTGCGAAGCGGTATTGTCAGATTCAGGGGGATTGGATCTGGCATGTCACCGCCAACCCGGAGAAGCCCGTGGGCACCCGGTTGTCTATGACGGTGGTGGACCCCGGGCATTACTTCCCAGTGCAGGATCCCGAGAACGTTGATCGGGTCATCGCCGTGTTCTTGGCCGAATTGGTGACGCAGGGAAATGACCAGTTCGTTCGCCGGGTTTGCTATCGTAAGATGGCGGCTACCGCGACAGCACCGGCTCAAATCTTCGTTGAGGAGGGGTTGTTCGAGGTCGATAACTGGCAAGACCTCGAGGTGCAGCCCGAGGAGGTCATACGACCGCTGACGCAGTTGCCCCCGGAGATCACGGCCATCCCGGTGTACCACACCAAGAACTTTGAAGAGCCGGGTAACCCGTTCGGATCGTCTGAGATCCGGGGTATGGAGCGGATCATCTCCGGCCTGCACCAGACCATGAGCGACGAGGACTTGACGCTGGCCCTGAACGGCCTGGGTATGTACGTCACCGACGCTCCTCGCCCGGTTGACTCCGAGACCAAACGTCCTGTCGCATGGCAACTCGGCCCGGGGCGTGTGGTCCAGGTACCCACGGCTAACCCTCCGCACAAGTTCGAGCGGGTTTCCGGGGTGTCCGATGTCACGCCGTACGGTGATCACTACACTCGGCTCTGGGACGCTATCAAGCAGGCCACCGGTTCGCCGGACGTGGCGATCGGTACCGTGGATGTGGCTATTGCCCAGTCCGGCATCGCTTTGGCTCTGCAACTGTCGCCGATCGTCGCCAAGTCGTCCGAGAAAAATGACCTGATTGCTGAGTCACATGACCAGATGTGGTTCGACATCACGAACATGTGGTATCCGGCGTACGAGGAGACCACGTTCACCGAGGTAAAGACAGAGTCGGTGTTCGCCGATGCCGTGCCGGTTGACCGTGAGACCAGGTTCAAGGAATTGAACGACATGCTGGCCGGTGGTGTGATCGATGATCAGTACTACCGGGACGAGGCAACCAAGCTCGGTTACAAGTTCCCAGAAAACATGGCGACGCGTGCGGCTACGTGGCGTCAGTCACAGCAACCGGTTGACCCGTTCGCCACCCGGGTAGATGCGGAAACGGCGGAGGACGATGGCCCTGCCTAAACCTTTTGGGGACTACATACGCACCCAGAAGAAGTATGACGCCGTAATCATGCGCATACTTGAGCAGGCAGCGATCGCGATAGAAAGTCGATTGAAGAGATTGGGAACTACCGGGTTCTCTGCGAGCATTCGGGCAGCCCAGTTGCGATTGGCCCTTGCCGAGATCCGGTTAGACCAGCGGGACATGTGGCTTTCTCTGGGTGACGTCATCCGGGCGGGCCAGATTGAAGCGGCCCTGATCGCGGTGGACGACATGGACCGCATCAATCGGGTGTTGTACGCGTCGCTGCCGGATGATGCCGCCAAGATGTTGGCTGCCTCGGTCCGGGAGACTGCCCGATCCGGCATTAAATCGCTGTACGCTCGGAAGCCGATAGCCATCTCGCAAAAGGTGATGATCGTACCGAGCACGGCAGTTGCCGAGGCCATCGAGGAGATTATTCAATCGTCGCTGGCGGCTGGCCTTTCGGCCAAAGAATTTGCCCAAACGGTTAGATCTTACATCTCACCCCGCACGCCTGGGGGTGCGTCATACGCGGCTTCACGGATCGCGCGCACCGAGATAAACAACGCGTTCCATGAGCGACAGATAGCCCAGATGGATTCGCCGGGGGTGCTGGCCGCGAAGTGGAACCTGTCGGGATCACACCGTAAACCGGATGACTGCAATAAGTTTGCGGAGACCGATCAGTACGACATGGGGGCTGGGATATTCCCTCGGGGCAAGGTGCCCAAGAAGCCTCACCCGCATTGTCTGTGTTACCTGACGATGGTAACGATGTCTCCCGAGGAGTTCGTTGCTGGTCTGAGGTCGGGCAAGTTCGACGATGAACTGCGCAAGCGGTTCAACACCAA